GCAGAGGGCGCAGTTGCCGACAAGCAAAAGAAAACAATCAATACTTTCATCGAATTTTCCTATTACAAACTTCAATGTCGTGTTGCTACAACCTTAGAAGCTGACACGGTATCACTCCCAGTCTTTGAGGCCACTGTTGCCGCTGATATGGCAGAGGCTATTGTTTTAGCCATTGAAACATCTGTAATGAAGGGCACCGGAGTCGGAGGGCCTAAAGGAATCTTACTACACACCACCGAAATTCCTGCCGGCCAACAAATCACGGTAGCCGCTGCAGATATGCCCAAGTGGGACAAGTGGGCAGATAATGTCTTCGCTCAAATTCCTCTCGCGTA